GTGCTGCATGAACTGGTCACCTTCGACATGGGCCTTGAGCGGTTCTGTCATCAGCTCAAGAGCGAGTTAGAGGCCCGGTTTCCCCGGATGGAAGTGCTGACATGGGGCGACCCGGCCGGTACGCAGCGCGACCAGATATTTGAGACAACCGCTTTCGACCACCTTAAAACACACGGCATCCTAGCCCGGCCTACTGCCACTAACGAATTCCGCACCAGACGGGAAGCGCTGGCGATACCGATGGGCCGACTGATCGACGGCAAGCCCGGCTTTATGATTGATAGAAAGTGTGTGCGCCTGCGTAAGAGCCTAGCCGGCGGTTACCACTTCAAGCGTGTGGCTGTCGGTGCCGGCCATGAACGGTTCCGCGATACGCCCAATAAGAACGAACATTCGCATGTGGGTGACGCCGCCGGCTACTGCCTGCTTGGTTCCGAGCATAAGATTATGACCAAAAGCCCCAGCCGCATGGCGCGGCCGGTCAATGCAAAGGTGTTAGACTTTGACGTATTCACTTGAAACCCTAAACCGCATCATGCGGATGGACTACCCCCGGCATAAGATTGTCGAGTGGCAGCCCAGCCACCTATACGTTTGTGAGCTGAACGAGTTTGACCGGAGAAACCTAGAGCTGTTTGGCGGCTTTCAGGATTATTTGCAGGCCTATGCACAAACAGGGGTTGCCTATACAGCTATCGGCGACGGCGAAATCTACGCCATGTTCGGGATGTGGCAGCTTTGGCCCGGCGTATCCGAGGCATGGCTGATTCCATCCAACAAAATTGACCGCAAAGTCATCGCCATGCACCGCGCCTCACTGCGCTTTTTTGAGTACGCAGCCGAGCAAACCAACACGAAACGGCTACAATTCACGGTTCATACGCGCAATGAACGCGCTGACAGGTGGGCACAACGATGTCATTTTGAGAGGGAAGGTTTGCTGCGTAGGTATGGACCTGACGGCGCGGACTACTGGATGTATTCAAGGATGTTCTGATGGGTGCAATTTTTTCTAGGCCGAAACCACCACCGCCGCCGCCTTCCCGTCTGGAGGAAAGCATAGAGCGTCAGGAAAATCGTGAACAACAACGCGAGGTCAATGCCAGACGACGGACAACGTCGCGCCGTCGCGCCAGAGCGGCAGGTGGCATGGCGCAGCTTATGACGGGTGACGCTACGGCCCGTGGGCGCGATACCGCCGCAACAGAAGGCCTGTCGCAAACTCTAGGCGCTGGCCGAAATCCCCGTGGATGATGCGCCAGTTCAGACGAAACCCGAAACACCGGGAGGCAGATGATGTACGGAGCCAAAGGAGCCAAGAGGCCGATGGCCAAAAAGATGGACAGCAAGATGACGGCGCTTCGAAAGAAGACGGCCAAAAGGTACAGCAAAAAGAAGGCGACTAAAGCGTATGGCTGAACTGTCCACACAAGAGCTGAAGAAGCGCTACAAGAAAGCCAACACGCATAAAGAACAGTGGCGGGCTATCTATGAGGAAGCGTATGAGTACGCGCTTCCCATGCGAAACCTCTACGACGGATATTACGAACAGGCCGTGCCCGGCCAGAATAAAATGAAACGCGTGTTCGACAGCACCGCAATTCACTCAACAGCCCGGTTTGCAAATCGCATCCAATCGTCCTTGTTTCCTCCGCAAAGACCTTGGTGCCGGTTGCAGCCGGGCAACGAAATCCCGAAAGAGCGGGAGATTGAGGCGCAGCAGGCGCTGGACTTCTACAATGAGCGCATGTTTGGCCTGATGATGCAGTCAGGCTTTGACCTGGCAATGGGCGAATTCCTGCTAGACCTTGCCGTTGGCACGGCTGTCATGCTCATCCAGCCGGGCGATGAAGTCACGCCTATCCGCTATACGCCTATTCCGGCCTATCATGTCTGCTTCGAGGAAGGGCCAAATGGCACCGTCGATACGGTCTACCGCAAGTTTCGCCGGCCCTTCAGGCTTATCCAGCAGGAATGGCCTGATGCTGACATTCCTGATGAGCTGACTAAAAAATACGCTGAAGACCCGACTGAAACTGTCGAGCTGCTTGAGGCCACCTACACCGAGCAAGGCCAAATCTACTATTGCCTGATGGCGTTGGAAGAAGATGTAAAGATTGTACACCGCGACTTAAAGTCGTTTCCGTTTGTTGTGAGCCGCTACATGAAGGCTTCGAACGAGCGATATGGGCGCGGTCCTGTATTGTACGCTTTGCCTGACATTAAGACTTTAAACAAAGTCGTTGAGCTAACCCTGAAGAACGCCAGCATTTCTATTGGCGGCGTGTTCACAGCGGTTGATGACGGCGTCCTAAATCCCCAGACCATCTCTATCGTGCCCGGAGCCGTTATCGGTGTTTCCTCCAACGGCGGTCCACGGGGTCCTTCCCTAGCCCCGCTGCCCCGGTCTGGGGATGCTAATCTATCGCAGATTGTCGCTAACGACCTGCGCGTTAACATCAAGAAGACCTTGCTGGATGAGAGCTTGACGCCGGAGAACATGAGCGCCCGTTCTGCCACAGAGGTGAATGCAAAGCTGTCTGAGCTATCAGCTAACTTGGGCAGTGCTTTTGGCAGGCTCATCAGCGAAACAATGTTCCCGATTGTACGCCGGACGCTAGAGCTGATGGATGAAATGGGGATGATTGACCTGCCGCTAAAGGTAAACGGCCTAGAGGTACAGGTTGTGCCGGTCAGCCCGCTGGCGATGGCAAACAACGCCGAGAAGCTCAATGAGGTTATGACCTTTATGCAGATAGCCCAAAGCCTCGGCCCGGTGGGCCAGACGCTCATCAGGATGGAAGCTGTAGGCGACTATATTGCCGACCAGCTCGGCATCCCGGCAGAGTTGCGTACCTCGCAGCAGGAGCGCCAGATGATGCAGCAGCAGATGATGGAAGCCGCACAGATGGCCGCGCAACAGCAGGGCATATTGCCACCAGAACAGGAAGCCGCTGAATGAATCAGGCAGATAAAATTCGGTCAATAAATTCTATTGGCTGGGATGGCGTCGAGGCCGACGCCGAGCCTATCCATATCCAGAACGTAGACCTTCAGCGCGACTTGGACATACAGTTCAAGCGTTGCTTCGAGACTGAGGCTGGCAAGAAAGTTTTAGAACACTTGCGTTCTATCACGGTCAATCAGCCTGCATGGGTGCCCGGCGCTGACCCTTCATTCGGGTTTGCCCGCGAAGGCCAGAACAGCATTTTTCGTGAAATTGAACAGAGGATGAACCGTGTCGATGAGCCAAGATGATAACCAGCAGGCACAGGAACAACCGGCAGAAGCGCCGGCTCCTGATGGGCTGATGGCCGCCGCCGCTCTAGCAGAGGACAAAACCAGTGAGGAGAATCAGGAAATCGGCCACCTTGCGGAAGACAGCCAGCCGGCTGAGAGCAAGGATGAGAGCGAAATCTACGAGCGGCCGGAATGGTTCCCTGAAAAGCACTGGGACGAAAAGGAAGGGCCAGACCTAGAAGGCATGGTCAAAAGCCAGAAGGAGCTTGAGCAAAAGTTTCATCATGGCGACCACAAGCCGCCCAAGGATGGGAACTATGACCTAGCTGTCCTGAGTGAGGCCGGGGTCGAGATGGATGACCCTGTCGCAAGCTCGTACCTTGAGTGGGCGCAAAAGTACGGCATCAATCAGGCGGCCTTTTCTGAACTGGCCGAAACCATCACTAGCCTTGCAGTCGATAACGGCGCGGCGATTCAAGCTGACATTGAAACTGAGCGTAAAGCTCTGGGCGCAAATGCTGACGCTATCATCAAGTCCAATATTGACTGGGCCGATGGCCTAGAGCGCAAGGGCGTCATTTCCGAGCAGGAGCGGGCAGAAATCAATATGTGGGGCGGCACGGCTATCGGGCAGCGCCTCATGCAGAAAGTCCGCAACATGACAGGTGATATGTCGCAAATCCCTATCGCCGATGTCGCTGAAGCCGGCGCATCAGAGGATGATTTCCGGGCGGCAATGCAAAGCAAGATGGCTGACCCACGCTATGGTTCCGACATGAATTATACGCGGCAGGTCGAAGCAGAGTTTCAGAAACGGTATGGCTAAACGCTTCTCAAACGTAACGTCTGGAATGACTACATACAAAAACCAGATGTAGCGTTTGCAGTCTTTACAAGGTGCAGCTTGTAGTATATTTTAAAAACGACTGATAACCCACAGGGCCGGTCTGGCGTGTAGAAATACACCGGGTGCAGACGTACTGCATAGCCAGAGGCCGGGGCCACTCCCCGATAACCTATCAAGGCGCAAGTTTTGTTTTGGTTCAATCAGGAGTGAGATATGTCAACGAACCTCTCTCCCGCATTTGTACAGCTATTCGAAGCAGAGGTGCATCAGGCCTATCAGGCCGCTGCCCAGCTTCGCGGCACTGCGCGGATGCGGACTGGTGTAGTCGGAGACACCGTAAAATTTCCGAAGGTAGGTAAGGGTCAGGCTTCTGTCCGTTCACCTCAGACCGATGTCGTGCCAATCAATGGCGCGTTCAGCCAGGTTTCCGTTAGCCTTACAGACTATGTAGCAGCGGAATACAGCGATGTGTTCAACCAAGCCAAGGTTAACTTTGACGAACGTCAAGAGCTGGCCCAGCTTGTTGGTAACGCTATCGGCCGCCGTGAAGACCAGATTATCATCGATGCCCTTAACAGCGCCTCGGCTGGTTCAACTGTCGCCAAGACCGTGGTTACATCTGGTTCAGCGGCAGCGTCAAACCTGAATGTTGGTAAAATCATCGCAGCCAAGAAAGCTTTGGATGCGCTGAACGTGCCTGCAACAGACCGTCACTTTGTCATTCATGCCAACAACCTTGCTGGCTTACTGGGTGATGAGCGGGCTGTTTCAGGAGATTACCAGCAGCTGCAGGCTTTGGTTGGCGGTCAAATTAATACCATGATGGGCTTTACGTTCCACATGGTTGGTGACCGTGACGAAGGTGGCTTGCCCAAATCTTCTAACGACAGGACATGCTTTGCATTCCATCGTTCAGCGCTGGGTTGCGCTGTGGGCATCGCGCCTAAGACAGAAATCAACTATGTACCTGAAAAGACTAGCTTTTTAATTACAGCGATGCTTTCGATGGGTGCTGGTGCGATTGACGTTGAAGGCATTGTAGACGTCGTCTGTGACGAGAGTTAAGGAGCGGAACAATGGCATTTGCAAGAGCAGGATGGAATCCTATCGGCGGCCAGTCTAAGAAAGGCTCGGCTCCACAGGTTTGGTCCTATACGACGACTGATACAGTTGCGACTTTGAACACGGCCTCGTATTTCGACGATGTGTCTGACGATGTCGTGGTTGGTGACGTCATCATTTCAGTGACAAGCACTGGCGGTACGCTGGCATCATCCCTCCACACTGTTGTGTCAAACGCATCAGGTGTGGTCGATGTCTCAGACGGCACGACTATCGCGCAAACCGATAGCGACTAATCTGAGCGGGGCGGGCAACCGCCCCCTCTTCTCTTTAGGAGTTTTGGATGGCCGCTGGCGATACAGATGTTGGCATCTGCAACAAGGGCTTGCTGCTTTTAGGAGCGGAAGCCATTACGTCTTTTAGTGACGGAACCCCCGCCGGCACGGCATGTAATACAATTTATAATGAAGTGAAACTGACGACGATGGGCATGTACCCGTGGTCGTTTACCGTTGCGAAAGCGCAGCTCACACGCGACAGCAACACCCCACAGAACGAGTGGACCTACCAGTATCTGCTACCCAACGACATGCTGCTGGGTGTGCCTCGCGCGGTTCGCACCAGCTCGTCTGCTGGCGCGGCACTCTTTAAAAATTGGGAAATAGCACAGTCTGCGGCCGGCGGCGCAGTCTTGATGAGCGAGGCGACAGAGGTCCATATCGATTATCAGAAAGCTGTGGCTGAAGGCTCTATGCCTACTTATTTCGTCACGCTCTTGGCGTATCAGATGGCGTGGCATCTCGCCGAAATCATAACTGACCAGACGCAAAAGTCTGAATACTGGCGCTCAGTTGCGCTTGGAACAGCGGCTGAAGGATTCCGGGGCGGCTATTTCCGTCAGGCAGCAAACATTGATGCTGGCGGCCAGACCCCGTCTGTCGTCGGTGACTATCTGCTTACGGATGTCAGATGAGCCGGATACAGCAGTACCAAGCAAACTTCACGGTTGGTGAGCTGGACCCGCTGCTGCGCGGCCGCATCGACCTGCAACAGTATTATTCTTCGGTGGACACGGCCGACAATGTGGTGTTCGAACCGCAAGGTGGTTTCAGCCGCCGTCCCGGCCTGCGCTTTCTGAAAGACATAACGGCTGACAACCCGGCAAATGGTTCAGCGCTCATACCGTTTGAGTTTTCGACAACGCAAAACTTCATGATTGTCGCGTCGGCCTTCAACAACCAGACGACTATCCGTTTCCGCTTCTATGCAGACCTGCAACTGCTGGCCAACATCAACGGCAGCGGCAATGATTATCTCGACTATAGTGTCGGCACACTATACGACGTCAGCACATTTGACATGGACAAGCTCTATTATACGCAGTCGGCTGACACGCTCATCATCACGAATGAAAATTTTGCGCCATTTAAGCTTGTGCGCGGTGCAAACAACACAACATGGACTGCCTCTGCATTATCGCTGACCAAGCCAAAACTTGCCTTTACGCTTAGTACAAGCAACCCTTCGGCAACGCTTACACCATCAGCAGTGGAAGGGACAATAACCCTCACAGCCGGCAGCAGTGTGTTTACGTCATCGCATGTAGACCAGTACATTAATGCTCTGGATGATTTTGGCAGGGCCAGAATTGTAAAATATACCAGCGGCACGGTTGTCACTGCCGTTACCGAAATACCGTTTTTCTCCACCGACGCGATAGCCAGCGGCTCCTGGGAGCTGGAAACAGGCTATGAAGATGCGTGGTCAAATACCCGTGGCTGGCCGCGAACCTGTTCTTTTCACGAAGGCCGGCTGTACTTTGGCGGCAGTGCCGACAAGCCGACTACTTTGTTTGGCTCAAAGGTTGGAGACTTTTTTAATTTTAAGATGGCCGAGGCGCTGGACGATGACGCCATTATAGCCACGCTGTCTACGGACAGTGTCAACGCCATCACCGGCATCCGCTCTGGCCGTGACCTTCAGATATTCACAACCGGGGCCGAGTTCTTTGTCCCGCAAGCCGACCTTGACCCGATTACCCCATCTAACATCACGGTCAAGTCAGCAACACGCCGAGGCAGCAAGTTTGGCATCCGGCCACAGGCTGCTGAAGGCGGCACCCTTTTCATACAGCGGCAGGGCAAGGCTCTGCGAGAAATGCTGTTCAGTGACGTAGAGCTGTCCTACGTGGCGAATAATATCTCCCTGCTATCGTCACATATGATTGTAGACCCTAAAAGGATGGCTCTACGTCCTTCCACCGACACCACAGAGGGCGACCTGCTGCTGATTGTAAACGGCAGCTCCACGACAGGTTACAGGCATGCTAGCACCGGCTTTGCCGGCACCATCGCAGCGTTCATGTTGAATCGCCCCCAGCAGATTGTCGCGCCATCCACCTTCACGACAGATGGCGACTTTGTCGATGTCGGCGTTGATTTGGATGACATCTATGTAATTGTTAAGCGCACCATCAACAGCGCCACAAAATACTATCTGGAGGTGTTTGACGATGACCGCACAACTGATTCTGCTATTCAGTATTATGCGAATCCCGTATCGCCCGACCAAGCGCTCCCTTCCAATTCCACGGCTTCTAACCTTTCGCATTTAGAAGCAAAGACGGTAAAGATTATCAGGGATGACATTGTCGATACTGACCGCACAGTCAGCTCTGGCTCCGTCACAATGGGCGGCACACCGACAAGCTATGCCGAGGTAGGCATTAACTACACCGTGACCGTAAAGACGCAGCCGTTTGAGCCGCGCCTGCCTAGCGGCACGGTGCAGTCGCAGCGCCGTCGTATTTTGGAAGTGACACCCGTTTTGTATCGCAGCCAGAACATCACACTCAATGGGCGTGACATTTCTTTGCAGACATTGCCGCTGTCTGGCAGTGGCGCAGTGCCGACATTTACAGGCGTTAAGAAAACGCAGGGCTTCTTGGGCTATGACCGGGACGCACAAATCACCATCAGTCAAAGCCAGCCGGTGTTCTTCACCGTCTTGGCGATGGACTACAAAGTAAGCATAGGACAATAACATGGCATTCATGGGAGCAATCGGTGGCCCGCAACTAGCGATGATGTCTGTGGCTATGGGCGTTATGGGCGCTGCGTCCAAAATGAACGAGGCCAGAGCGACGGCATACCAGTACCAAGCACAGGCCACCCAGACGGAGCTGCAAGGCCGCCTAGAGGCTGTTAAGGCACGACAGGAAGGCAACCAAGTATTAGAAACTATGAACGCTGTGATGGCCGCAACAACGGCCAGGTCGTCTGCTGGGGGTCTTAGCCCGTTTAGCGCTGGCGAGAGCGTTGACCTGATTAACACTTATTCAATGCGCCAAGGCGTAACAGAGTTTTCAATCAGCCGTGACAACGCGGCGATAGCAGAAGACATGTCCAAATATCAGGCCGGCATTTACCGGACGGCGGCGGCAAACACCATGAAAGCTGCGCGGACTAACGCTATGATGAGCGTCATGGGCAGTGTTCTGAAAGCAGGACAGCTTTATCCAACTGACGGCTTTACAAATATGTTCCTGCCGTCCGGCAACGTGCCGGTATATCACGGCGGGTTGGGGCCATATGGGAACCCGTAGCGTAATGGCAGAGAAACTGAGATATAAACGCCAAGGTTTAACGCTCCGAGCGCCACGCATTGATTTTGCAGCGCAAGAGGCGAGTGCGCGGGGCTATGCACAGATATCGGCAAACCTCGACAGGTTATCCGGCTTTTTCTTTTCAATGGCCGAAAACAAGGCGCAAATCGAAGGCGCTGAATACGGCGCAACAAACGCGCCGACACGCAAGCAATTAATGGATGCGAAAAACCGAGGTGAGCCTATCGACCTGTCCGGCGACCAAGCCACAGTGTTTGGCAGGGCCGCCCGGAAAGCATCGATGGAAGCGGTCAGCGATGAGCTGACTTACCTTGCCAAGCGCGACATTACCAACATTATCACGCAAGGCATCAACAACAATACAGCGCCTAACGCCGTATCTGAGTCTATCGACAGTGTCGTTGCAGGATATGCAAGCACACTGGACGGCACTGACCCTGCTATGGCTAGACACTATAGGGCTAATCTCAGCATCTATGGAAACGCTGAATATGAGGCCTATTCGAAACAATGGCTGAATGGTGAAAAAACACGCCGCAAAACAAACTGGGAGGCTAGCTGGCAGCTTACTAAAGACAACCTTGGAAAGATTTTTGCCGGCGGCAAAGTGAAAAGCGGCGACGGCCGAGAAGTTGCCCTTGCGCCGACTGCCGAAACCATTGCAGCTATGAAGGAAAAGCTGTTGATAGACGCGGCGTCATATTATTTTAGTGCGGCTGAAATTGAAGCGCTTGCTAACGAATTTGACGATGCAGTCATTGCGGCAGCTACAAATACAATTACCGACGCCGTCATTGACAGCGATAACAGTCACCTCATCTTCACGCAAATCGAGTCGGGCAGCAAAATGTTGCCGGAAAGTGTCCAAGCCGCACTTGGTATCCTTGACGGCGAACAACGCCTCGCCGCTATCCGAGAAGCGCGGCAGGTATGGCGAGACAGCATTGATGATGAGAACACGATACGCGACTTTAATGAAGCCCGCATAAATAAGGCGATTGCGGCCAAAGAACAGGACATTAATGAAATTCTGTTTGAAGCATTTACAGACCCGCTAGTGGCATTAAAAAAATTTAAAGTGGCGGTTAACCAGTTAGCTGGAATGGAGGGCGGGGCAGCAAAAGCTTTAGAATATCAGGAGATGATGCCTACTGATGGGCAAGGTTTTTCGTTTGCTCTAAAAACGGAAGAAAGCACAAGATTCATGTTGGACACGCAAATCAACGACATGGATGTTACCCTGACGCTTGCCAAGCTAGACAAATATCTTTTATCCAGAACCTTGAGTTACGCTGACTGGAAATCTTATAGCGAAATTGTCCGCTCACGCCAGACCGGCAGATTTAATGACGCGCTTATAGAAGTGCGTAAACGGTTGGCGCTGCCAGTGGGCATGGTGGCCGATAGAAGTGTTTTAAATACTTGGCAATGGAACACACTGAACAAAGTAGAAGTGGCAATGCGCCGTGCGCTGCGCGAAGCACCAAATGGTGGCCGTGACTTTGATGCTATGGTTTGGCTGAATGCAAACTACGACACGCTTACGAAAACCGGGCAGGAAGACTGGATTGATGTGGGCCTTGGAAAACTGTCGAACATGACCCGTGCGAGCGTAGAAGCGAAATTAAACGCAGCAGTGGCTTCACAAAACCAAGCTGACATAGACCATTACACAGACTTGCTAAAATTGGCAGACGATTTGGAAGCCGCTGGAAAACCAGCGACGGGGTTTTAAGCGATGGATGATTACAGCAAAATGTTCAGAGAGGGGGATGCGGCTAGGCAGGGCACCAACTCTTTCGTTTATCGCAATCCCATCACGGGCGAAACGCAGGAAGGCGTGGGTGAGCCGCCAATGAATTGGGGCGAGTACCCTGACGGTATTGAGCCTAACAGCCCTGAAGGTGACACATACGACCTGAACCGTGGGCTGTTCCGGCCCCTGCCCGACGCCTTGTTTGTGCCCGGTGGTCTGGACGAGATTGTTGAGCAGCCCGAAGGCAGCCAGCTCGACGACCCGTACTGGGCAACAGCCAGCAAAATATTGCATGACTACCTGTCGCCAAAGTCACGCAGCCAGAACCTGATAACAATGGCAATGACCGGCGACCAAGAAATGACGTCAGAAGATTACGCTCGTTATGGTGTGCGCTTTATCTCAACATTCGAAAACAACATAACCGCAATGGCTGTGAACACTGCCCAGCTTTCAAGTGCGCCTATGCCTGTCCACAAGGCGATGTACTATCTTCTGGAGACTGGTGACCGCAATGGCATCCTCGCCAGCAACTTTGGCCGTGATGCTCTCAATATGGCGTCCGACCCATTCAACTGGGTTGGCCTTACAACCTTCGGTATTGGCACCGCTGGCAAGATGGCCGGCCAGAAGCTTACCAAGATGGCCTTTCGTGATTTGCTGAAGCAGATGGTAATTAGCAAGCCAACGGCTGTTTCAGCCGCTCTGGGGGCTGAAGGCGCTGTGTATGCGGCGGCTGACAATCTTGCCCGGCAGAATGTTGCTGTTGAGGCTGGTGTACAAGACGCAATAGACCCGACTAGTGTTGCTGCGGCCGGAGCGACAGGCGCGGTGCTTGGTGACCGGCTTGGTGCGGGCGGCGCGGCAGTCTTAGAGGGCGGCAGGCGTGGTCTTGTCAAGTTGGGCGAAGGCGCACAGGCACGGCTCGACGAAGCTGCTGGCGGCACGACGCTGACATCTGGTGTTGACCCTGACCCATTGCTAGTGGCTGCGAAAAACGCGCTGCAAACTAGAGAAGAAAAAGGTGCCGGCCGCGTGTCTGAGATTGCTACTGTTGATGCAACCAATAAAACGGGCCGGCCCAAAATTAAGCATGTTCAGCAGTATGTCGATGAGTTCGCTGTTGAGAGGCACGGCCGGTCCCTCGACCAGTATGACGATGCCGACTTTGCCACAGCCGTGACTGATGCCGCGTCTGAAATCCGCTACCAGCTAACCACCCCGACATCCGGCAAAGGCTGGTATGACAAAGACATTGTGATGACTTTCGACATGGCGTCCCAAATACCGGGGCTGGAAAGCCTGCGCGATAATGAAACGCACCGAGTTATTTGGTCGGCTATTGCAGGCGCAACCTCTAATGGCAACAAAGTTCCACTAAATTCTAAAATAGCGACAGCTCAGATGCTGGAGTATCTAAATAACGGCAAGGCTTTAGAGACACCCCCAGCCCCCGGCTCTACCGTCCAAGGCATTCCTGACGCCGGCTTTGGTCGCCGTGGGCCTGCCGTGGCCAAAGGCCTCAAGCTAATCAACTTCCTCATACAAAAATATGGCGAAGAGGGTTTTGCTGATTGGTGGCTCAGCCCACATTCGCTAGCCGAGCTGACAGCTCTCCGCAAAGAGGCAGGGTTCAGCGGCGCACCGTCTGGTTTGTCAGGCGGCAAAGACGCGATGTTTATCGGTGCCCGCATCCTCGGTGACAAAACCGGTCAGTTCTCACTAAACATTAACGGGCTGGAAGGAACAACCAAGGACGTCTGGTTTACCCGTGGTTATCACAGATACTTCGGCACACTGGGCGATGCTAGCAAGACTGACCGCTATGGTGAGGAGCTGACGCAGCCGAGAAACGCCACAGAACGTCGCCGCATGGAGGAGTTTGCCCGACAGGTGCAGACCGAGCTTTCGGACCTCGAGTTGTCAGAACAAGACATTCAGGCTATCATGTGGTACTACGAGCAGGCTCTCTACACTGACCTCGGCGTTAGGTCTATTCCAGAGAGCTTTAGCGAAGGAATAGGAAAGTTAGATGGACAAGCAGGAATTAGCGTTCAGCGAGGCGATGTTGACGAAGTTACGGCTGAACCGGGAACAACGCTCCCAGGCTTCAGGGACCCCAACCCCAAGCAGCGTACCGTCAGAGCCGACAGGCGGCTTGCGGACCTCAATCGCGCAGAAGGTGATGAAACGCCATCCGGGCCTTACACAGCAAGAAGTGGAACAGATGATGGAGCGGGACGGGTTTTAGAGCCTAACCCAGCCGTCCAAGCCCGATACGAAACTGCCGGACTAAACATCCCCCGCATCACACAGGTCGATGCAAGCACTTCACAGCAATATCATGACGACATGGTCGCCGCTATGGCAGACCACCCGATGGGCGCACAGGTAGAAATCAAGTCTGCCGAAGACCTGTCTGGCATGCAGCTTTTCAGAACAGAAGGAGGCAGCGGCTTTGCCATCAAGCCAGATGGTGATGTCGTAGCCGTATTTGCCGGCCCCGGCGAAGCTAAGGGCAGCTCATACGCCATGCTGCAAGCAGCGGTGGATATGGGCGGCAAGAAACTCGATGCCTTCAACACATACCTGCCCGACATCTACGAGACTGTTGGCTTCCGTCCTGTGTCCCGCCTCAAGTGGAATGATGCTGAAGCGCCTGAAGGGTGGAGCAAAGAAACATTTAAAAAATTTAATGGCGGCGAGCCGGACGTGGTTTTCTTTGTTTATGACCCAAATTATTTTGGCGGCGTTGACTACAACAGTCTGCCCGTCTTTACAGACTATGGTGAAGCTTTGGCCGTGCAGGACCAGGCTTTACTAGAGTTAGGGGGTTAGCGTGGCGATACCTAAAGACGGCCTTGACGAGCAAATCGTCGAAGAGCAAAACGCGCAGCCGGACATGATGCCGGAACTGTCGCCGGGTGCTGATTTGCCAGAGGCCGAGCCGGTACAAATTGCAGCTTCTGGCTTTTTACGCAAAGCAACAGACGCTATCTTTCAGCCCGGCCCTGCCCGCGCTGACGTTATTAACAAGCCAACAAAGCCCGGCGAAGCGCCACAAGTTACCGTCGAGGAGCCGCTGGTCCGCGTTGACGAAAGCGGTGACATTATGGTGCGCCGCGCTACTGCCGAAGAAATGGCTGAGTTAGGCGCATTTGCTGACGCGCCAGATGACGGCATGGAAGTGTTACTTCCCAACCTCAAAAAAATACGACCCAACCTTTCTAAGATTGCGCTATCCGCTGATGGGCAGACATTAGATGACCCAATGACACAGGCCGAGCAAGAGCTTGCTGGCCTTATAAGCGCCACCTATACGCAGTATAAAGACATTGTTACCCAGTCAGGCCAGCGGATACTAAGGACTGGTGAGCGCGGTTTTAAGAAGGTTATTGAGGATGCTAACCGTATCGGCTCGGCAGATATCTTTTTACAGTTGATGCAACGTGAGCCGGGTGACCGGCCGTTTACTGATTCTGAAATACTTGCAGCGCGTCGTACCGTGCTGGCGCTACAGCTAGAAGCACAGCGGCTGATAAAGATTGCAAAGGACAGCGGCGACATAGCCGACCAAGTACGGGCTGCACAAGCCATTAGCCTAGAGGGGTATGCGTCAATCCAGCTTGTCGGCATTCAAGAGGCGATTGGCCGGACACTCGCAACACAGAAGATTATAGCCGCGCCGTCAAAGGCTCGTGTCCAGTCAATGCGGACTATGCTGGAAACAACACAGCAGACGGGTGGGCCAAGCGCTATCGTGGACGCTGACAACATCGACCAGTTTATTGAGGCCTATGGCGGCGAAGACGCGCTTGCATTGTTCATTCATTATTATGACAGGCTGCCTGCTGACGGCAGCCGCCATAAGTTTGCGCGGCGTAGCATCGCCCGCCGTGGCGCTGACATGATGGTCGAGATTTACCAGTCAGCCCTGCTGTCAAACTTCCTGACACACAGCTTCAACATGGCCGGTAACGTCGTACACGCTGAAATGCTGGTGCTGGAGCGGGCGCTTGAAGGTCGGCCAAAGGAAGCTTTTGCAATGCTTGCCGCGCAGCCAAAATATTTCGGCCAGGCATTGCGGGCAGGCTTTCATGCCTTAAAACATGAGCGGTCTATGACAGACCAGACAAGCCGGCTGGATGTAGATATGCGGGCTGTTAGCCGTCAGGGTGCAGGGCTACGCAACCGAGCTGAAGGTGGCGGCGCTGTAGAAAGTGCGGCCGCGCATTTCTTCGACGGCTTTGGCGTGATGATGCGCCTACAGGGTTTTCGCCCGATGATTGCCATGGATGAGTTTTCCAAGTCAATGGCGCGGGGCATGCAAATCGAGGCGCTTGCTACACGGGCACAGACTGATGCGTTCCGCGCCGCACGGCAAGCAGGCGATGCGAAGGATGTTGCACAAGAAAAAGCAAGCGCTGCGTATCTGACAACGCTTCATAGCGAAAGCGCCTTTGAGCAAGGTTCAGAGTTTGCCCGCATGGTCACCTTCCAAGATGACTTGCCCGGTGCGCTCGGCCAGCTATCAGGGTTCATGTCCCATCCCCTAGTTAAAATCTGGGTGCCGTTCTACAAAACGCCAACGCAAGTCATGCGCCGCATCACAGAGCGCACACCTTTGGCAATCGCTATGCCTAGCGTCCTACGCGATAAAATTATCAGAGGCAGCGCGGCTGACCGGCGCGAAGCTATGTCTCGCATTGCTACTGGAAGTGCGTTAGCCGCGACGACTATGAGCCTAGCAAAAGGCATGTACAGCGATGACTTCACTATCACTGGGTATGGCCCGACAAACGCAGAACAGCGGCGCACATGGCTAGAGAACAACCGCCCCTACTCTATCGGCATACGCAAAGATAACGGCACATGGGAATGGATAGGCTATGAGCGGTATGACCCAATGAGCGGGCTATTAGCTGCGTGGGTGGACACGGCTGACACGCTGGAATATGCTGACAGTGTGGAGATGGCTGACGATTTGGCTCTCAATGTAGGCCTAGCGACTAGCCGCTACGTCGGCACGGCGCTGCCTATGACGCAGTTTATAGGTGAAATGCTGGATATTGCTGGCAGCCCGTTTGCGCCAAGCGAAAGCAAAATAGACCGTGTGCGCCAGTTGTTGGCAAAGCAGGCAGCCACGTCTGGGCTAGTCGTCGGGCAACAGATAGGGACTGTTGGCCTAGCGCCACAATCGCTAATGGCCCAGACCGAAAGATATCTTGACCCGTTTGCCCGTTCAACAATTCCTGACAGCCGATACAACTATGTGCCAGGCGTTGGATTGCAGCCAGAGATTCGCGGCATATACGAAGCGTTGCAGTACGCTAGAAGCCGGACGCCGGGTCTGTCTGCTGACCTGCCGATTGGCCGCAACCGTTGGTATGAGCCGCGCTTCCAAGGCCAAGTGCATAACTTGGAAGATGGACGCCTGCGCGGAAACATTTGGCATAGCTTCGTGCCTTACCGGGTGCAGCAGTTACCGCAGGCTAACATCGTCAATGAAGAGCTGGAACGCTTGGGCCTCGGCTTCGGTATGCTGCCGCAATCTATGAACGAGCCGATGTTGAAACTTAATGCTGTACAGTATGACCGCTACATTGAGCTGTATAATTATCCGGAGCGAAGCGAGTTTGCCGATGATTATTTCTCAACCAAATACGGGGGCAAGGTGCCAAGCAATTCTGTCAGCCGGTTCGCGCAAACGATTATCGATAGAAATAATACGCAAGGGTACAATCAGCGGTTCGATGTAGCTTTTCAAAAAGACAGGCGCTCAACGCCAAAGGAAAAGATTGAGCTGCTGCGCGGCATCGATGCAGAACACAAAAAATGGGCAAAGGATTTGATGCTGTACGAATTCCCAGAACTTCGCGCATTGGTCAATCAGCGTGACGCCTATGCGGATTATAGAGGCCGCAACCCCGGCATGTTGTTTGAGCCAACAGCAGATGAGATAGACGCAGCAGAAGCACAAAATGAGCGGAAGTTAGACCCATTCGGTACGCGCTGACAAATGGTTAACTTTGATGTACAACATCTAGAAGAAGGGATTGGCTGATGGCTACGTTTTCGGTGAACGACCAAGTTCGTAGAACCGTATCTGACGGCGACGGCTCGGTATCTTCTTTTCCGTTTTCTTTTCAGATTAATGCTGTTTCTGACATTAAGGTTTATGTCGATGATGAATTGAAAACGGCAGGGCAACATTACAATGTTGTGAACAGCTCCAATGTTGCCGGCCTTAATGCCGATGGCACCGGCAAGGTAAATTTCATAACGTCGCCTACAAATTATACGCCAGCCGCAAATACGCGTGTGAGTGTAGTTAGCGACGTCCCTATCGCGAGGACTAGCGTCTACAGCTCCGGTGGCAACATTACCGCTGCCAGTCTTGAATCAGATTTCGACACACTGACAATGATAGCTGGCGACAATGAAGAAACTTTGTCGAGGTCAGTCCACGGCCCGGTCAGTGACCCAACCACCACATCAATGCAACTGCCCGCAAAAGATACGCGGAAAAACAAATATCTTGCGTTCGACAACGACGGAAGCGTTACCTGTCTGCCGGGCACTCTAGAGCCGCTGAACACGGTTGATACGGCCCAGCTTGTTGATGATGCTGTCACCACGGCTAAAGTTGCAGACAATGCTATTACGGCAGCGGTTATCGGGACTGGGGCAGTAACGTCACAGAAGATAGCAGCAGATGCAGTCACGCAAGCCGCCATCGCAGACAATGCTGTGGGGACTGACCAAATCGCAAATGGCGCTGTGACCGCCGGAAAGCTGGCTACAGGCGCAGCTTTCGTGTCGGGCATGGTTATGCCCTACGCAGGGACTTCAGCCCCCACTGGGTGGCTACTAGCCTATGGGCAATCTTTATCAAAAACCGCCAACAGCAATGAATACGCAAACTTGTTTTCAGCTATTGGTTACACATACGGTGGTAGCGGCGATAACTTTAACCTGCCCGATCTGCGTGGCCGGGTTGCCGCCGGTAAAGACGATATGGGTGGTTCAGCGGCCAGCAGAATTACATCGTCTCAGTCAAATTCAGATGACGCAATTACCGGGGCCACGCTTGGCGATACTGGCGGTGATGAAGTCCAAGACCTGCAAGAAACGCACCTTCCGGCCCACACCCACGCCGTCAACAGCGTCACTGTTTTTGGACAGCGCGCCTCTGGCAGTGGCGTAATAAGCGTCAACGGATTGGAACACATTGCAACTGGTGGCTTTGGCGGAGGTGCAACGCAAGTTGGCACGACTAGCTCGTCTGTTATAAACGGAAACACTGGAGTAACAACAACACAAAACCACACCGCTTCACTGGCGAACACGGGTTCCGGCACCGCCGTAAACAACATTCAGCCGACGATCATTCTTAACTTCATCATAAAGACGTAACCATGGCTCAGTTTTCAGTAAATGACCAAACAAGACGGATTAGGGCTGTTGTGTCTGGGACGAACCAGCAGGAGTTTTCTGTAGCGTTTCAATCCAACGCAACAACCGACATCAAAGTATTTGTTGAAGGCACACAAAAAACCGAAGGAACACACTACGACATTAAGGCCACTACTGGCGGTTCTGCCGCTGCCGGGTTAAAAGCTGATGGCACTTGTGTCGTAAAATTTAAACACGACAGTGGCGCTGGGATAGACCACCGGCCAACGCAAAACCAAGTTGTCACAATAATATCTGATATCGCTGTTGCCCGGACTAGCGTTTACACGGCTGGCGGCAACATTACTGCCGATGCTTTGGAAAGTGATTTTGACACATTAACGATGCAGATAGCGGAGCGCGAAGAAGCTGCCGGCCGCGCCCTCACCGCGCCAAAGTTTGACCCCACCGATATCGATATGACCCTGCCCGACAAGGATACTCGGAAAGGTAAAGCCTTGGGCTTTAACGCCACAACCGGCAACCCAGAAGCTCTGCCGCCCGGCGATATCACAGAGGTCACGGCTGGCACCGGCTTGAGCGGAGGCGGGACTGCTGGGGCTGTCAGTCTCTCAATCGATAGCACTGTCGCAACACTTAGCGGCACACAGACGCTGACAAACAAATCTATCGATGCCGCGCAGCTCACCGGCACAATAGACGACGCTCGTATCCCTGCTGCTGCTTCGGACTCTGCCGGCCTGATGTCTGCCGCTGACAAGGCAAAGCTGGACGGCGTTGAAGCGAGTGCCACGGCAGACCAAACCGCCGCCGAAATTAGAACGCTGGTCGGCAGCGCCAGTGACAGCAATGTTTTCACTGATGCAGACCATAGCAAGCTGGATGGGATTGAGGCATCAGCCACCGCTGACCAAACGGCCAGTGAAATTAAAACAGCGTATGAGAGCAACTCTGACACCAACGCCTTTACGGACGCTGACCACTCTAAACTTGACGGAATAGAAGCATCTGCCACTGCCGACCAAACTGCCGCTGAAATCCGCACACTCGTAGAGAGTGCAACCGACAGTAATGTTTTCACCGACAACGACCACAGCAAGCTAGACGGCATAGAAGCTTCAGCTACAGCGGACCAGACAGCGTCTGAAATCCTGACCTCAGTCAAAACTGTAGACGGCACAGGCTCTGGCCTAGATGCGGACCTGCTAGACGGGCAACAGGGCAGTTACTACACCAACTATGCTGACACCGCTGTAAGCAACCTGGTCGATAGCGCACCGTCTACTCTGGACACACTCAACGAACTAGCTGCTGCTCTAGGCGATGACGCTAACTTCAGCACGACGGTCACTAATTCCATAGCAACCAAGCTGCCTCTGGCAGGTGGCCAGATGACCGGCAACATCACTTTCTCCGGTTCACAGACCGTCGATGGTAGAGATGTGTCGGCGGACGGCACAAAGCTGGACGGCATCGAAGCGAGTGCAACCGCTGACCAGTCTGACGCAGAAATCAAGACGGCCTACGAGAACAATAGTGACACCAATGCCCTCACAGATGCGCTGCTGTCGAAGCTAAACGGCATCGAAAACAACGCAACCGCTGACCAAACCAAGTCAGACATCGACGCCCTCAACATCGACGCTGCCACACTGGATGGCATTGACAGCGCAAGTTTCCTGCGTTCCGACGCTGCCGACAGTTTCAGCGGTAACCTAACTGGCACAGGGCAGGTAAAGACCACCAGCAATGTCATATCAGGCAGTGGGTCTGGCGGCGCTGCGCTGACTATCAACGATGGCTACGGAAACGCAAACGTCACTTTTAATCACACTAATGGCTTTCCAGAACAAACAGGTCAGGCTGGACGCATCCACGTCAACACTGACAATACCGGCACAGACAACTCCCAGATGCAGTTTCAGCTTGGTCCGGCCACAGCAAGCACTGCTGCTGCACTAACTGAAATCATGCGTCTGAAAGAAACGTCGGTACAGTTAAAAAAGAACACTAATGTAACCGGCAATCTAACGACAACTGGCACTGGAATTATTGACGGCAATGGCAGTAGTGGCGGCATCACTTTAGCGGACGGTCAAATAGACATCCGCACCGGCACGGGTAATGTGTCGAAAGTAAAATTCTACTGTGAAAGCGGAAACGCCCACGCCCAGACAGTGCAAGCAGCACCACACTCCGCTGCGTCATCGGCGGTCCTGACCTTGCCAACAAACACAGGCACACTGGTCGGCACAGGTGACAGCCAGTCAGTCGCCACTGGCATGATTGCGGACGATGCAGTATCGGCAGCCAAACTGGCCGACACCTCGGTCAGTGCGGGTAGCTACACCAACTCAAATATCACGGTGGACGCGCAGGGTCGCATCACATCGGCAGCGAATGGCTCCAGCGGCAGTAGTGCAAGCGACAGCTTCAAGACCATTGCCGTCTCAGGACAGAGCAACGTCGTTGCAGACAGTTCCACAGACACGCTGACGCTGGTCGCCGGCAGCGGCATGACAATCACGACTGATGCGTCTGGTGACAGTGTTACCTTCGCGTCAACTGGTGGCGGTGGCGGTGGTGGCTCGTTCCTGCCGTTATCAGGCGGGACAGTTACTGGTGCAGTAACCGTTCAAGACACTGTGACAGTAGACAAGCTGGATGCAAAAGACACTTCTGCTCCTGCTGAAGTTAACATCTACTACGACAAAAGCAGTGCGACAGGCTACGAAGACATTGGCCACATCAACTTCTACGGAAAACAAAACAACGGCGATGCTGAGAAGTTTGCCCAGATTTCCGGTTATGCCTTAACCTCTGGCGATAATTACAATATAGGGACGGTAAAAATTAGAACCGTCAATGAAGACGGCACTGCTGACGATGGCGCTATGGCAGACGCCCTACACACCACCAGTAGTTATACGAAAGTCTTCGGAAGATTGGACTTAGAAAATGCCATCGACGAGAAAATCTACAACTTTACCGGCACTTACATAAGTCCCCTCAACGGTACAATCCAATACAAGACGCTGGCCAGCAATACCACCTTCACTGAAGGTTTTAGCAGTGGGCAGGCCATGTTGCTAATGCTAGCCGACGGCTCTGGTTACACCGCGACGTGGCCGACAATGACTTGGATGGGTGGTAGTGCGCCGACACTCGCCACCACCGGATATACTCAAATTGTACTGTGGAGGTCGGTTGGCGGCCTATACGGCGCGGTGGTATCATAATGTTGAGCAAGAAATTACTCTCGGCCGTTCAATCCGGTCCCGGCGGTGGCGGCAGCGGCATATCATTCGTTGGTTTCGCCAATGGCATTGAAACTAGCTCATCGACGGGTATATCGCCCTACGTCAGTTTCGGAAGCAGCGCGATTTCCGGCGTCCAGTCTGGCGACTTGTTAGTCGTTTTTATTAGTGACGACGTTAGTATGTACGGAAATCAGTCGGTCACGGGCTGGACCGAGGCATATTGGGGCTACGGCATGTCCGGCAGTTCCTTCGTTAACTGTTGGACGAAATTCACAACATCTTCTGACACCAGTTTCAGCTTGAATACTAGCCGTGTCGGAACGACCTCTACCTTCGTTTGCCCATCTTCTGTGATGGTGGCGTTTAGAAATGTCTCTAGCCGTAGTGTATATGCAGACATCTCTGATCGCGACGACCCGCCGTATGCGGGGCCGTGGACTGCGGGTGAGGCATCTTTAATCGCTCTGCACTATCAAGACGACAATTCGCGGTCATCACCTTCTGTCAGCGGTTACACCGCTTGCGGTAATTGTTTCCGTTATATCAGCAGCAATACGTCCAGCGGCACACTTGTTTGGTACAACCTCAACCCTTCCATTCCCTACGAGGATGTAAGCGACATCTCTGGCTCTGGTACTCCGAGTAGAGACTTAGGTGCTGCCACTCTTCGTCTAACGCCTTAAACACGGAGGCTTATATGTACGTTAAAATCAAAGACGATGCTGTTGACGAGTTTCCGTACTTGCTTCGGCAACTAAAACAAGACAACCCAAACACAAGTTTTCCGGCTGAGATACCAGAGGCGACACTAAACGAGTACGGCGTCCACACGGTGACTGAAACGACCAAGCCAACTTGCGATTACGCGACACAAGAGGTCGTGGAGAACAATCCGGTTCTGGCGGATGGTGTCTGGACACAATCTTGGTCTGTCAATTCAAGGCCGACTGATGTTGCCAGTGAGTACGTCAGGAGCGAAAGAAATCAACGCCTGTTCGACACCGACCACCACGCACTGTCGGACCAGACGCTATCTGCAGATATGGCCACCTACAGACAGGCATTGCGTGATGTGCCGAGCCAAAGTGGGTTTCCGTCCTCGGTGACGTGGCCAACGAAACCATAAGTTAGGTGTACAATGACCAAAAGTATCTTTGAATTTTTA